CTACACCTCTGTAAATTCACATCATAAGGTAAGAACTCAAAGTCACTAGCAGCTGTACCGACTTCTAGTTGTACTCCTGTGAGGTAAAAATTATTTGAAGTGCTATCAAAAGCATTGACTTGACCGACTGCTCTATCTGTATTTGAAGGTGCAGACCAAGAGGTGTTTAAAGTACCAGAGGAATAGTTTGTTCCTACTCCCATATACATATTAACTTCTAATCTATTGCCGTTATCATTACTTAATCCACTACCACCAGTATCTGGTGGAAAAGTTAATGTTTTCTTTTCCCAAGTATCACTTGAAGATACAGTATATGACTTTGATATTTTGCGACTACCTTCTCTTGATAATTCAACAATAAAAGTTCCTGTTTTAGTTGATTTAATCCAAAATGATAATGTTAAACTCTCTGCACTAGAAGTTCCAAATTTAATTTGTTGTAAGTTTTGACCTTCTAATCTGTGTTTTAAAACAAGTTGGTTATCTGTAGCTAAACTTGCATCAGCAGTTGTACAATCAAATTTAATAGAAGAAGCAAACCCTTGACCACTAGGAACATCTGTTGATTGAGATTGTGTAAATCTTACATCTGTTGTTCCGTTCTCAAAGTAATACATTCTATCTACAGTAAAATATCCTGGATCAGCACCTTTTGATGCTTCACTTGTACTCCTCTGTGCAATAGACATATCACCATTGATGATGAGATTACGGAAGTTAGCTCCGCCTGTAGATAAGCCTGCTGTAGGTATTGTTGAAAAAGCCATTATTCAATCTCCTCTGGAAATTCGCCAAGCGGTCTAGTAAAAGTACCGTCTTCTTGTTCTGTATATTCATATAAAGCTTTCAGCGCATCCACATCTGCCGCCGCATTAATAATTGTTTCCATATTATTAGAGGCTGTACGAACCGCCGCTCTATAGGTAGAGATATCTGCAGGTACAGAATACGCCGCAACCTCTGTCGCTTTCACGACATGCCAATCTGTTGGAGCAAGTAATCCTGCCGCCTGTTGTTTAATAACTGAAATCTTTTGTTCTTTTAATCCATACTGTTTGATATCACCTACAGCTTTATCGGAAGGAATCTCATCACCCTCTACAAATAAAACATTGTTTAAAGGTTTAGCAATAGGAGTACCGTAACTACCAGTAACAATCCCATTGTTAAAAGAGTATGTAATGTCCGTATTAATGTAATACGCTTCATCCTTTTTGTTTTCGGAATTAACATTGATCTCATAAAGTCCTATCGCATTCCTTTCTGCTTCAGTCCATAAGGTGAAAATTGTTTTAGGATATTGGATACCATTAAGTTCAACACCTTTGCTAGAAGATACGGTCTTAACGAATTGATTATTTTCTACTAGAGCAAACATTAGCTTACGTTCAAGCTCCTTCCTACTTCATATAAATTTGTACCATCACTTCTAAATACGAGAATATCTTTTGCCGCAGCTGTTGTAGTTAAAGTTGGGGCTGACCCGTTAGTGAACTTGTAAACAGCGTTGAAGCTCAGAGTTCTAGAACCTGTACCATCTTGAATAACCATCAATCCGTAGAAGCCACCTGCATTTTGATTTGTAGGAGCATTGAGAGTTCTGTTACCACCAAGAGTTACTTTCGCAACCTGTTGTGTTTCTAAGTTCCAATCAATCGTAGCACCATCTGTTAGCGTTGCTTCAGCTACATAAAGCTGTGTTGGAAATTGAAATGATGTATTGCTGTTGAACATGCTAGCAGTAATAGAGTTAGCACCTGGTGTAACTGTTTGAACTGCTTTACCAATGAACACTGCATACATCGTATCCGATGCAGATGTTGCTGCAGATAATACTAAGTTTGTTCCATCAGCTGTATATGCATAAGATGCACCTGGTTCTTGGCGCACGTTGTTAATGAACAAAGCAATTTCATTCTCGTTAGCTACAGGATAATCAAGCGTATATGTAGTTGTGGCACTGGTTGTAAAGTGCTGAACAGAGAAGGTTGTATACTTCTCGGCTGGTTGATTACCTATATAACTCAATTCTTACTCCTTATGTTGATATATCATCTACTGCAGAAACCCATACGTCTGCGGAAGATGCTGTATCAGAAACTACTTTTAATGCGTCGCCCGATTGGACTACAAATTTCGCGCCCCCGTCTAGTACCTGCAAAGCTGAACCTGCGGGAATTGGCGCATCTTTGACCAAGTAAATATCATTACTTGAATCATTGATATATACATCTACGTTAATCGCGTTAGATGTGATATTTGCGACTGAGATTCCAACTACAGTATCATATGAGTTTGCAGTAAAGAGGGTAGCTGCGGAAGTTCCTACCGCGTTAGAAGTATATCTTCTAAAATTTTGTGCCATTCCTTACTCCTTTATAATGCAATCGCCATTGCGATTACGAATCCACTTGATGGAACAGTTGTTAAGTCCTGCCCATTTACTGTTGTAACTTGGAGGTCAGCTAATGCATTGTATACATTAGTACCATCCGAATAAACAAACGCGTCACGACCAGCAGGTACAGTGAATGTTGTACCGCTTCCAGTTGTTAAGATTATGTCATTACTATCTGCTGTATTGTTTAATACCAGATACACTGTTTCCAGCGCTGGTATAGTAACCGTACAGGTGCCCCCTGGTGAACCGCCGAAGTTAAGGACAAAGTTTCTTCCATCTTCGTCAGCGTAAGAAGTGGGGTCAGTAGTAAAGGTTAATGTATGTGTTGTACCTGATAACGTAACAGAAGCATAACCTGTAATCTTGTTCTCAAGACGTTTTAAGTTATCATTTGTTTGATCACCCCAGGTGTTATCGTTCTCACCTGTGGTCATTAAACGTAAGTTTAAGCCACCGCTACTCCAGGTAGATGCCATTAACTAATCCTTATAATTGCGTTACTTGCGTCTGCTGTTGGAAACTCAATGGTAAATGTACCATTAGAAACCGAATAATCTGCTCCGAAATCTAACACCATTACGGCGGAGTTAGAATCGTCTGTATTATAAATTATACAACCTCTTGTAGTAAATGTAGCACTTGACCATGATGTGTTAGCAAAATCACAAACTGCTGTTGATCCATCTAATGTTGGAGTGACACTTGTTAAAGTGTTACCGCCAGTAGTGTATCCACTACCATTAGCTAGCTCATCACTGTTTCCAGTTACGTCTGTGTAATTTGTGGTCGAGGCGCCGTATGTACCAGCTTGGGCTGATTGTGCTTTAATCAGAGCGATCTTAAAAGTATTACCTGTACCATTGGTAAAGTCGTGTTTACTTTGAAGAATCTCTTGTTTAAAGCTATTACATATTGCTGATGTAATTGCCATGCTTTATTGTCCTCTCTGCATTGTTCTTAGTTCACCATTACGAAACTCATCATTTCGCATTCTTACTTGTTCCTCATTCGCTAATGTTTGAATTGCTCGGTTATAATAACCTTGCCATAGTTCTATAGTTTGAGGTGTCTCTTTCATATATCCTATAGCTTCAATCAATGTACCGTATAGTATAGCGTCTGGGGCGTTATCACCTAGGTAAGTGTTTTGATTACCTGTTGATAACCCTGGAACTCTAATAGTATACCCTATTTCGACTGTTGTTGCAAGGGCTGGAGTTGGTCCAAACAAAAAATTAGTTTGACGGTTTCCACTTGTGTATGTCGTTCCAGTTTGATTTAAGGCATAGTATCGCACTGTGCCTGTATCAGTTGAAGGATTCTTGCTGTACTCTTTGATGAATGACTCATCTTTTTCCAGTAGAAAATCCCCGTTCTGAATCCTTAGATAACGCGGTATCACCATGTCCGAAGGAACAGCCACTGTTGCCGTGCCCCCTGTCAAGGATAGCGTTGAAACTTTTCTGAAAGCAGTAAGGTCTACTTCTTTGGCGATACGTAATTCCGCTAATTCAATACATAAATCAATAGGAGCTTTGCCGCTACCTGTTGCTGTAGTGAAAGACGTAGATTGGTTTTCTAGCCAATCTTGTACGTTTTGTTTAAGTTGATTGTATGTTAATCCCATTATGTACCCCAAGCATTAGCGCCCCAGGAATCTATACCCCATCCTGCGTTGTCTATTGCAATTGATATTGTACCAAATCCTGAGCTAAGTTGCAACCCGTCTGCGTCTTCTCCTGTGTTAATTATTGGAGTACCGATACCCGTTGCTGCTGATTGACTTGGTGATGTTATTGTTGAGCTTGCTTGGAATGTTAATGTTCCATGAGCTGTTGCAGATGATTGACCATCTACATTTTCTTGAGCACTAAAGTTTGTTGAACCTTGTGCTGATGTTAAACTTTCGCCTGTAGCTACATGAGTGGAGCTAGCACTTAAAGTTAAATCACCTTTATCTGTGGCTAAAGATTGACCTGCCACATTTTCTTGAGCGCTGAAACTTAATAAACCAAATGCTGTTTGTAGTAATTGTGAATCTGCATCTTCTGCAGTGTTAATAGTAACAGAACCACGTGCTGAACTTAATGCTTCACCAATTAGAGTGTAGCCTGTAGCAATTGTTGGTACACTGAAAGCAGTTTGCATCAGTAAACTGACAGCCTCTTCTGCTACATTAATATTGACTTTACCAAGTGATGAAACTGTATTAGGTGTACCTCTACCAAATAAAGAACCAAGTCTTACTGTAGTAGGAACACTGTCTACATCTGGTCTAGGATTATCTAATGATGTGGCTTCGGGTCCGAGCTTCGGTGGTGTAAGTTGTGGGTGTTTGGGCTCCCAATCTTTTTTATAAACTCGAAGCCCATTCCACTCTGTTCGCGCATCTTTGTAGCGTATCTTCCTGCCTGAACGATCGTCTATCAGATATGCATATTTACCTGAAGCTCTTTTAGCCATCGCTCTTAGTACCCGCGAATCTTAGGTTGAATATAAAAACTTGCTCTTTCTCTATCCTCTTCTTTTGCAAACTGCCACTCTTCCAAATAAATAGATTTTAATTCGCCGCGTCTAGCCGCATCTACTTTTGCTGGATTCTTGTTAGCTAATTCAAAAGCTAATCCGCTAATTAACGCAGGCAAATATCTTCTAGGGATATCTGGGTTTTGAGTGTAGGTATCATTTACATCTTGTGGATATCTGATTGTCCAACAAAGTAATTGATAATAAGTTTGATTGGGTTGAGGAAATAAATGAATCGTATGTGACCCTGCACCTGAAGAATCAAATTGGCTGTTACGTTCAACTGCATATTGAACAGGTTTGCCGCTTGTTGATTTGTTAGGGTAGTTTAAATATTCAGATAAACTGATTCTTTCACATGTAGTATCAGTCACGGGTGATGTGTTTGTATCACGAACTGCCGCATCTAAGATGTCCAAGTATTGACCTGAAGCCATAGTTGCGGTTGACTGACCTTGTGTGAGATTGATTGTAGTTAAGTCAAGAGTGAATAGATTCACGCCTTCGTTAACCCATTTAGTTAAAAGTAAGTTAAGGGAACGTCTAGCTGTTACTAAGTCGTAACCCGACTTAAGTTCTAATCCGACGCGCTCGTGCGCCTCTTGTATTATTTCAGCTATGTCAAGGCTGAACGTGTATGTGCCAGAAGTTGCCACGTGCCCCCCTTACTGAACGAATAAAGTTACTCTTGATATATTTGTTAAATCTACGTAAATGCCTGTTCCAAATACAACACCAGCATCTGGCAATCCAATATTCATTACATCACCTTGCGGTACATCAATGGTTAATAAAGCTGTACCTGTTGCAGATGTATTGTCATAAAAAGCCACACTGCCTGCACCTACACCATCATTGGCAAGAATCATACCTTGTAGTCTTGTTCTTCCTACGTAGTCTGTTCCCCCATCAGTGTAAGCCATACGACCGTCTGTTGTTCTGGTTACGGGTCTTAAATCTGATCTTACCATTTATAAACTCCTTGTTGTGGGGGAGTTGCCTCCCCCGTTAAATTATTTACCAGCAGTTGCGCCAGTATCTACTCTAATCCAGTTAGAACCGTCAGAAAATACTAAGTTTCCTGTACCATTACCTGCTGTCTCAGAAGCTTTTAATGCATCAGAGCAAAAGATAATTCTTCCTGTGTTTTCAGAAGCTGTTGGCAGATCATCAAACGCAATTGAAGTAGATGTAAATCCGTTGTTGGACACTACTGGTCCTGAGAAAGTTGTTGTTCCCATAGTCTATACTCCTTTTTTATATAGTCTGCTTTTGCAGTCTATGGTTGTTATTAGTTAAAGGAAGGGGGCACCTTTATGGTAAACCCCCTATCCAAATTAGTGATTAAGCACCTTGGTTTCCGTAGACACCTCTCCAGTCAGACCAGCCGAAGCTGTATCTTTCTCTGGCTTTGTATCGTACATTACCTGTTTCAAAGTCACCTTCCATCTTGGTATTCATCGCTGCTCTGTTGAACATCTTTGTACCATTAGGAGCGTCAGTTCTAATGAAGAATGCATCTGTGTCTGTGAATCTATGGTTTACATAGTATCCACCAGGAAGCATACCCATAGAGTTGATCGCATTGATGTCATTGTCAGCAGTACCAACTCGGTTTGGAGACTTCATTAGTCTTTCTGCAACAAACACCAATTGTCTTGGGATGTGTAAGGTTCTACCTTGAATTGCAGCAGGGATACCTTTGTCATCTGTAAATCCAGCAATATCAATTAATGCTGTTTCTAAAGATGTCTCAGATAAGTCCGCATAAGTAGCAGGTCTGTTAGAACCGTTGCTACCGTTTTGTAATGGGTGTGCATTAGAGATTAATGCTACGCCATCACCGCCTGTGTATGAACCGCTGAATGCATTGTTATACACGTTAGCTGCAGTAAGTTGCTTAGCAGAAGCCATTGCTCTTGCTAAAGCTTTAGTTAGTCTGGTTGACAACTTATCATATAAGTTATCTTCCATAGCTTCCTCAGTTAGTGAGAATGCTAGTGCTACAGTCTTGTGAGTGTATCGTGATACATATCCTTCACCTGAATCGGCGTAAGATACTGGTGCACCTTCGAACTTCTCACCTGCATTACCAAAGCCTGGGAAGAGTACTTCTTCTTCGAAAGCTCTGTTGGATGTTTCCTCATCGAACAAGACGGCATGCTCATTTTCGTATCTGTTATACTCAGTTCCGAAAATTGCGTTTAACCCTGGCTCCAGTTCTTTAAGGATTTGTGCTCTTGATATAGCCATAATTTATCCTCCTATTATATTCCTGTTACGCCAGTAGCGCCTAGTCCAAATTGATGAGTATTGATTTTCACCAAAATATCCATAGATGTTCCAGCTGATGTAAAAGAATCATCTAACTCCGCACTACCTAATACAGTTAGTGGGAATGTGTTAGTTGTGTTCTTTGTGCTAGAATCTGCTACAAGACCTGATTTGTGTGTGATAGCACTACCTGTTGGTGATGCTACGATTTGTACGTTCTTACCCACGTCAGCAGCTGCAAGAGCTGTTGTGTCTTGATCTGCTTCGATTTGGAAGATGATATCTGGATCATCATATACGTACACTTTGTATTTGTCTTTAGCTACAGTTGAAGCTGGAATACTTCTGACAAACTTAACTTCTCCTGAAGCGTTGTCAACGTATTCGGCACCCCAGAAAACACCTACGACTGCGCCTGGTGAAGCTGCTCCCATATCAGTAACAATGTTACCTGATGAGAAAGTCACGAGATCGCCTTCGAAGAATGCACTAGGAGCGGTAGCAGCAATTCTGTAACCATTAACACCACTAAAGTTATTGGTTCTTACGATACCACCTTTAGCGTGCTTAACTGGCTTTAAACCATATGCCATGTTTTACCTCCGTTGTTATTGTTATGCAAAGCAGAGGTAATCAAACGATTAGTCCTCAAACTTTGCGTTTCTTCCTCCGCCTACTGAGACGGAAGACTGTTCGTCTTGGCTTATAGGTGCAACAGCGCTGTTGTTCTTTTGCAACTCGGAGTTGACTGCTCCTTCTTGTGCTTTGGTTTTGTTAGCAAAGTATTCATTTCTTTGGTCAACAATTTCTTGATCAACCTTCATCAAAATTAAATCACCTGATCTAACTATACCCGCATGTTTACCTGTGTCTAAAACATCCGCTTGCCAGTCGCCGCCAAGTTCTTCTGGTCTAACTGGCTCGTATCCTTGACGAGTTCTTTCATGGACATTTCCTGCGTGATCATCACCCAAGAGTTCATGTCGAACCCATCTATAGTGAACACCCTCTGGAGCTTTTGGAGTTTCCAATTTGCTCGGTGGAGTCCACGTCTTTTTGCGAGTACCCGAGGCTCGCGTTGTTCGAGTTGTCTTAGTAGCCTGTGTCATTCATCTACTCCTTATCTCGCCGAACTATCACGGCGCATCTTTTGTCGCGCATATTCTTGTAAAGGTACTCCTAACTTATTAGCAGTCTCTACTTCTGATTTAGTCAATGTGACTTTCTGTTTGCCACTGGGGGAAGTGCGCGTTCCACCCGCTACTACTTGTACTTTTTTCGCTGTGTTTGCTGCTTTGAATTTTTCAGGAAACTCAGAACGGATGCGAGCATCAAGTTCACTATAGTACTCATCAGGATCAGCGTCAGGATATACACCTTCATCTATTAACTCCTTATGTATTACCATGGCGGCTTGCGTCATAATCTTTTCAGATTGGTTTTGCCCACCAAACCATGTGTTCCTTTTTTGCCACTGCACCGCTCTTCTATCTGGTAGAGGAGTTTTTGCCTGTGGCTTCGTAGCAGTTTCTTCAGCAGAAACTCTTTTAGTAGAAGCTGACTTCGCTTTCTCTTCATACTGTTTTACAATGAGAGACTCGGCTTTAATGGAAGCTAGTTTATCAGTAGCTTCTATTTCCTTATCTACATCACCGTTCGACTTAGCATCTCGAAGAGTAGCTAGTACTTCTCTTTCTTGAGCTTTGAGTCTATCA